ATCCCCCAACATGTACTGGTGGAAAATATTGAATCGTATAACACTCATTATAATGGCAACTCAATATTTTCCTTACAAGAAGTGAACATCAATGAAGTGCGTGACCTGAAATCTTTGTTGAATTTGCGCTTCATTGAAACCATAAATAATTTTTATACCTTCCACACGCATTGTGACTTGGCCGTGAGCCAAGATTCTGCCGGAATAGGAATTGGGGCCGCAGTGGGTGCAAAAACCTTGACAAGCAAAGAAATATATGATATAGATACGGGAGAAAAGAAAACAATCACGGAAGTCACGGCCCCGATTTATTCTGTATTCGGCCTGTTGAGGATCACTCCCCCGGAGGTGGGGCAGATTGACTTGGAGCAAGTCAGGAAATTGTATATGATTACAAAAGAGTTCCTGACGAACTTAAATTCGTTCACTGCCGATTATGCATACAGTATTAATTTATTACAGAGTCTCAAAAAAGTGGGGATTAAAACTTCCGACTTGTCGTTGGATAGGCGACCGGAAGCTCATTTTGAATTAAAAAACTGCCTCGTGGATAACCGATGTTGGGTTCCCGAGAATGAGAAATTCAAGGAAGAAGTTAAAAATCTGTACTTGGATACGGTAAAAAACAAAGTGGATCATCATGCCCTGAGTTCCAAAGATGTTGTAGACGGCGCGGCAGGGGTTGTGTACACCCTATCCAAGAGGAAGGCGTCTTGGCGGTTGGAAGGCCAGCCTCATACTTTGAAAGAAATGCGGGGCTTAACGGGGCAAACGGATAAAAAGAAATCAGAACGGCCTCGATTTGGGGTCAGGCCGTCGTCTAAAAACAGACCTTCAAAATGGCAAAGGAAATAGGTATGAGATTGATAGCGATTATAACCTTGTTCTTGGTGGTCCTTAAAGTAGCGGACGTTATCTCATGGAATTGGGTCTGGGTAGTCAGCCCCATGTGGGGTATGTTCATATTGGGCGTGGTTGTCCTGTTTATAAACGATATAGCGGAGGCCAAAATTGAACGTCAGCGAAGCGATGAAGAAGGCGCGGAGTAANCACCAAGAATCATTGAAGGCCCAGAGGGAGAAGCGATTGTCCAGACCGGCCTCGGTGACGGGCATTATCCAATTCTTTAACGATCTGTATGTCCGGCAAGAAATGGGGGCAATGCCCCCGATGAAAAAAGAAGACAAAAACAAGATAAACGGGTTCATCAAGTTCTTCAAGAACAATGGGTACACGGATAAAGAGATTTATCAGTTCGTAGAGAACGTATTCGATTTTTGGTCGAGGTTGCGGAACTTGGATATTTATACTGACAACCGGAAAAAATACATTCTTGATACGAGGCCAAACCTGATAGACATGATTCACTGCAAGACCCAAATCTTTCAGGAACTAAACGTAAAGGAGGAACCAATAGACGATGATAATGTGGACTTACTGGAATTATGGAGAAATAGCTGATGGAAGTTAAATTCCCTTGGACGGACGCCGATGGCAAACGCTTTATTAACTTGGAAGAAAACCAATGGATGATAAACTTTGCCCTCGATAAACAGATTCCGTTTAAATACGCAGAGAAGCCGAATCCTGAGACACAGGTAAAGGTCGAAAACATAGTCAATTACCTTCGGGGTTCCCGAAACTTTATCCTCATCATATCCAATAATTCGGCGTATATCAAATCCTTGTATTATTATGTGTCCCTGACTTGGCTTACAACCACAAATCAAGGGTTTGAAATCGCTGAGTTGAACACGTTGGATAAATCGGATTACGATTATCTGTCAAAATTGGAAAAAACAAGCCTGTTGTTGGTGCCATACACTGACCCTGGGGGGTATGAATTGCGCCGGATACGCAATATCATCGGCAACATTTTAATCAAGCGCAAAGTGCGCTACCAATCGACATTGATAGACATGTTCATCAAGGACGATCCGACCAAACTTTCGTGGAAGAACATCATACCCTCAATAAGCGCCTTGTCTTCTATTTATGGAGATCAATGTGTTTCCATGTTTTTGGACAAGGACTCGAACAGTAAAATCATAAAAATAAAGAGATGAATGATATGAACAAATTAATTATGGTCTACCTTGCCACCCCGTATTGCCTTAAAGTCAAATCCAAAGAGATCGGAGCAAATAAGCCCGATTATTATGAATTGGATATGAAAACAAGGGCAGAGCGGTTTGTGGCCGTTAATGAGGTGGCGCTGAAGTTAATGAAAGCCGGATTCGGGGTAATCAGCCCGATCTCCCAATCTCATCCAATCGCTACCCAATGTGATGTGGGCGGCACATTTGATTTCTGGGAAGAATTGGATTACAACCTGATTCTTCGGTGCGATATGGTCATGGTGTATCGCCAAGAGGGTTGGGAACGCTCGGAGGGGGTACGAAAAGAGGTTGACTTTGCCAAACAGAACGGAATCCCCGTGTTTTATATTGATAGCGAACTCAGACTTTTGGAGGCTTAATGGAATTTACGGAAATACAGAGACAATACAATGAAATGGTTGAGAAACTGGCCGAAATGACGAAAAAAACACGCGATGAAATAGAGGCCGAACTCAACAGCAAGGAAAACCTTGAAGACCTCTTAACCCGAGCGGCAGAAATGTTTGAGGATTAATACATGTCAATAGGATTTGGGATTTTAAAATCTGTTTTAAACACCCAAGCCCCTTTCTCTGATATCCTTGAGGCCGGTATTGATGATACTTACTTCGAGGGTGCGGAACAGGCGGCTTATGAATTTATAAAAACCTTCAGGTATAAACACGGCAAATACCCCGAAGTAAAAACCGTGGAAGTGGAGATTCCCGGTGCGCGATTTAAAGAATTACCCGTAGAGCCGGTCGAATATTGGGCCGCATTGTTAAGGGAGCGCAAACAATATTGGATTCTTACGAAAGCGGATCAGGATTTCTCCGAGTGCATAAGGAATAACGATGTAAAAGCCGGGGTTGAAAAACTTAAACAATATCATGAACAGATTTTACTCACTGACCAAGCGTTTTCACTCAAGAACTTGGCGGACGTTCAGGAAGAAGTGCTGGACAAGCATGATAAAGTACAGCGCACAGCAGGAATATCCGGAATCCCTTATGGGTATCACAACCTCGACCAACTTACTTACGGACAACAACCGGGGGATTTTAATGTCCTGATCGGACAAACGGGGGTGTGTAAATCGTATTTCTCGTTGTTTACCGCCCTTCATGGGTTTAATACGGGGCATGATATTATATTCATCAGCCCGGAAATGCCGGAAACGCAAAGCGCCAGACGATTACTCGCAATGCAGATGCAATGGCGGGATCAGGATATTCGTAAAGGCAAGTTATCATATTTTGCGGTAAAAAAGGCGAGGCAGAGAATTAAAGAACCCATTTCTATCGAAGGGGAGCAACAAAACAATTACTTCAAGATATTGCCCAGTGGTCTGTATTCGGATGTAAACGCCATAACCGCTGTGTGTTCTGAATACAAACCAGATTTATTGGTCGTGGACGGATTTTACCTCCTGAAGAACAAGAATATTCGCTCAAACAGTTCGTGGGCCGAGGACGAATCTGTTATTTTTATTTTAAAAAACTTCGCAGTACACTCTCAGATTCCAATTCTTGCCAGCACCCAATATAACAGGCAAAAACCAGGGAAGCTTGAGGGCGCGAGGGGAACACAATCCGTGGAACAGGTGGCGTCTAATTTTTTCTCCCTTGAATTTGAGAACCCCGAAGACCGGGAAACCAACCGACCAATCCAATCCCGGTTGTTAAAAACCAAGAAAAGTCGGGAGGGGGATACCATGACGATTAAATTTGAACTCGATTTTAANAAAACGACCATCAAAGAACTTGCTGTGCTGTCCGGACCGCTTCTCTATGAAGACAGTCAGCCCGAATTTGAGGACGAAGAATACATTTCTGAAGTTTAGTCGGAACTCCAAGTTCATCCTCGAAAGCCACTTCCTGTAATCAGGGGTGGCTTTTTTTATGCCTAAACCCCCACAATAACTAAAAAAAATTTGACAACATTTTACACTTGCTATATCTTTACGCTTGAAATCAACATATCAACATATCTTGATATCTAAATATGAGGATAACCTTATGCCACTTGTCCAACCCACCCCGGAAGAAACGAGGGGAGATTTTATTGAACGGTGTTTATCCGATCCCAAAATGATAGAAGAATTTGAAGACAACTCACAACGGGCCGCAGTCTGTTCCAAACTTTGGGAAGAACAGAACAAAACTGAAAATTTTGTAAAAGTGATCAAAGCCGATCAGGTACACAAGATTGTCAAAGGAGTTGTATACGAACCCTTTGATATTGACACTGACGGCGAAACCATGAGCGCCGATGATGTCCGGAACGCCGCTTGGGATTTCATTGCTACCGGCAAACAAAACAAAATTGATATTCAGCACGATTGGAAAGAAAGCGGCTGTTATGTAGTTGAGTCCTATATTGCCGAAGATGGCGACCCGCTTTTCCCCAAAGACAGTTGGGTACTTGGTGTTAAATGCACGGACGATATTTTTGGACGGGTACTTAAAGGTGAATTGAATGGCTTTTCGTTTGGGGGGTCGGTCAGGAAGTTTTCTCAGCGAGTCCTTTTGGAAGTAGCGAAACAAGTTGTGGGCGAAACCTATGAGAACATGGATAAAGGGCTGATTCCGGCACACTCCCACAATTTTATCATCCTTTATAATAAGGACGGACGAATTGAAAAGGGCGTGACGGATGTTGTGTTCGACCACCAGCATACAATCACGTATGGAACCGCAACCGATAATGAACTCGGTCACTCTCACAGAGTGAGCATTGAAGACGAGGATTAACCAATGGCGAAAGTAAAGTCCATTATAACCGAAGGGGATGTCACATTCATGGCCGATCCGACTATTGAATTCGTGAGTCTTGTCTCTCACGCGGCCAATAGGCAACCCTTCAAAGTAATTAAAGGCGAAGTCAAAGGAGAAAATGAGATGGCTAAACAGGCAATTTATAGCGTCTTGGTGTCTAAGGACGTTACAGAGGAAAAACTTCAGGAGATTACGGAGGCCCACGGTATTTCCACGGAGCAAAAGGTAGAGGACGAACTTGAAGGCTATGATGTGTACAAGCAAGTGGCCGACGAGGAAGTTGACCTCGAAACCCGGAAGATGGCGAAACTTGAAGATGGCGCTTACGTAATTGTTGCCGACCTGAAGGAATATTCGGAAAAAGACGGAATCGAAAAGGAAGAAATGGATTGGCAAACGATGGATAAAGTGGCGGATGCCCTTTTTTCTATGGTGGATGTTGTGTTGGGTACGATTCGTCAGCCCGAGGCAGATGGGGCCAGCCGGAAAGCCATGATTCAGTCTGCGATTACCAATTTTAATACCTACGCAAACTCCGTACTCGATACCGTCAAGGCCGAGGATGTACTTGAAGAACTCGAAATCAACAGCGAGGTCATCAAGGAGTATTTTGAAAAAAATGAAGAAGGGGATGAGCCGGTGGATGTAAATGCTTTGATTGAAGCGGCCAAAGAAGAACTGAAAGCCGACTTTGAAGCCAAGATCAAAGAGGTATCTGACGGGTTTGAAAAAACCAAGGAAGATTTGAACACCAGCCTGAATCAGCACCTTGATGAGTACCAGAAAAAAGAGGATGCGGACAAGGCGGTGGCCGAGGTCAAAGAGGAACTTGAATCTCTCAAGAATACGACCAAATCCAGAAAGAGCGAAATTGACGAAGGGACTCCGGTTGCGACCAAGACCGAACCCAAAACCAAGAAACATCAATTTATTACTTTTGTTTAATTAGGAGGAACTACAACATGACTGACTCTCGACGTATTATTGAAAAAGCAGACCTGGCAGTAAGCCAGATGATCACGGACGGTGGGTATCTTAATCCGGAGCAGAGCGATACCTTTTACCGGAAGCTCATTGATGAGCCGACCTTGCTGGGCCGTGTCCGCACTGTTCAGATGAACAGCCCCAAAATGAACATCGACAAGATTGGCTTCGGTTCACGTATCCTTCGGGCCGGTCCGGGCAGTGGTGTGGCTTTGCCCGCAAATGATCGTTCGCGCCCGACCTTTGATCAGGTTCAGTTGGACACCGAAGAGGTTATTGCCGAGGTGCATATCCCCTACGATGCCCTTGAGGATTCTATTGAGCGCGGGAATCTGGAAAGTACCATCATGCAACTCATCGCCGCTCGTTCCAGCCTCGACCTTGAGGAACTTCTGATCAACGGTGATACCAATTCCGCCGATAGCTACCTTGCGCTGTTTGATGGTGCGCTGAATCTCGCGGGACACGCAGTTGACGGCTCTGCCTTGACCAGCATTGACAAGGAAGTTTTTAAACTTGCCATGCAGGAAATGCCGACCAAGTATCTCCGGAATCTCAATGTCATGGAGTTTATGCTCTCTTGGCACAATGTGATTGAATATCGGGATACTCTGGCAAATCGTGAAACCGGTAAGGGCGATGACTTCTATCTGAACCGTCCGAGTGTGTATGCGTTTGGCACCCCGATTGTTCCTGCGGCTCTGATGCCGAATGACACCACGCTGTTTACTTTCCCGCAGAACCTTATCATGGGCGTACAGCGCAATGTCATGATCGAAACTGACAAGGATATTCGAGCCAGAACCCTGATCGTTGTGCTGACCATGCGTGTAGCGATCCAGGCGGAAGAGGCCGATGCCATTGTCAAGGTCGAAAACATCAACCTGTAAATTTAACGCCCCCTTTAATTAGGGGGCCATAACCTTATTAAGTAGGAGGAACAGAACAAATGAAGAATTATTCCGAGCAGATTAAAATGAAGGGTGTCGATAGCACCGGTTATACGGTGGCAACGGCAAACACCGTACTCGGTGGGAACACCGATGTAAAAATCAAGGATTCCAAGGTGGTTGATACCTCGGGTGATACCACGGGCGCTTTCGACGGTCTTTCTGCCGGTGATGTCATTTACATGACCGGATGGGATAATGTGGAAAACAACGGCGTCTTTAAAGTTGTTAAGGTCGAGGACAGCGGTTCCAAACTGACCCTGGATTACCCGTTGCTGGATGAGAGTTCTCCGAGTACCGGCGGCGCTACCATGTATAGCGACCCCTCTACCGATACTGTGAGCGGCGTTGTAGAAGGCACTTGTGTGGTTACGGGCGTGACCAACCTCACCACGATGGACAACGTTTATGACGCGAACCTGTTCCGTGTGACCGATGATGATGAAGTTTCTCATTTTGCGGACACGGGTGGAAACGACATTCTTATTATATGGGCCGACCTTACAAAAGGTTAATCAATCCGGTCTTTGATATGGTTGTAATAAGGGAGGGGGTAAACCCCTCCCAATTTAAAGATTGGGGAGTACAATGCCTAACGGGGGAGTGACCAGAAAAACATTTGAAGATACGCCAACAGAGGGCAAGTTAAACATTTTATTTGACCAACAGGCTCACATGATTCAAGCTATGCGGGATATGAAAATCTTGGACAGCGACCAACAGACCCAATGCATCAAACATTGTGCCCAAAGGTATAAGGAATGCGATAACCGTTTTAAAGTTATAGAACTTGGTTGGGCAAAATTGGTGGGCGGTGTTTTGTTGATGGCGGTGGTAATGCCTGTGATTTCAACGATGGTAATACACGCTTTATGGAAATAGAGGGAATATAGATGGAAATTATAACAATTCCAGCGCACCACACGTCCAACAGTTATGCCACTTTGGATACAGCGAATGACTATATTTCTTCGTTTTCTAATTCTGCCGCTTCTTGGCTGGAATTAAGCGAGTCACAAAGAAAGTACGCCTTAATTCAGGCCGCGTTTGCACTTAATTCTTTTTCGTATCGGGGGAGGAAAGTCGCACTTAACCAAAAATTAGCCTTCCCCCGATATTTTAATGGCGAAGACGAATTGGCTAATTTTTTTAGCGCAACATTCACTCTTTTATTTGACGATAAGGAAATTTCAGTATCGGATAAAAGGTTTGTATCGGCGGCAAATCTTTTTGAAGGGGTCAAACTCAATCAACTCATTAAAGTGGATGATAGTTATTTTACCATCGTGGACTATGACCCGGACGGGGGTTGGATTGACGTAAAAGAACCTATAACGGATACCGCTACCAAGAACAGAACGGTTTTTACTTCAGATATAAACGGTATACACGAAAATATTGAACTGGCGCAAGTAGAGGTTGCGAACCAGGTAATCAACACTCGAATGTTTCAACAGGAAGTAGGGGAGGCCGTGGAAGGAGCGATTTCAAGTTTTAATCTTACAGGGGCGCTCTCCGTCAGATATTCCAATGAAATATTCAACAAACGAAGCAAGTTCGAGGACTCCGGCCCTCTTGATTTGATATACAATCTTCTCAATCCTTGGTTGGCAGGAATTAAAGGGGGTATTGTTTGAAAAACTTTGCCCGGATACAAAACAAGGCCGGATCGTTTCTGACCAAACTGATGAAAAGCGGCATTCAGACAGAAATTGTTTATAAACTGTTTGTCAGTTCAGAGTTTAACGAAGAAACGGGCATTAACGAGGACGTGTACTCGGAGTTCTCCATTCCTGCGGTGCGGGTAGACGCCTCGTTGCAAGCGCAATGGGCTTCAACAATTTTAGCCGGTGTGTCGTTCAACTCTGGCGAAATCCTGTACCTTGTACAACACAAAGAAATGCCCAGATCAGATGTGTACAGCCCGGATATTTTAAAGGATTACGTTCAGGACGCCTCTTTGGAGCGGCAAGTTAAAAACGCTGTTCCCATATTTGACATTCTAATTAAATTGAGCGTGTAATGACGGATTTTGTTTCCAAGATAGCAAACTTCAGGAGGAAAGCAACCCGAATGCCCTTGATGGTATATCGGGAATCCTGTAGGGATGTGTCGTTGGAAATAGCAGAAAAAACACCCGTATCCTCGGGCACGCTTTTAGGGCAGTGGGCACCCAGTGAGGGTTCTTCGAGTTCCTATACGTATAGAGGCGGACCGAGTGCTTGGTCGCAAGTACCAGGGGGTTGGCAAAAAGATGGTGGTGTGGCTAGTACGAACCAAAACTCAGCAATGCAAAATTTAGTTCCGAGGATTCTAAGCGTAACCCAAACTTTGTCCAAACAGAACCCGTATTACTTTACGAACCATACGCCTTATGGGAGACAGGCAGAGCATACGGGGTGGAAACATACTGGCCCGTATCACATGGTAACCTCCACGAGACAAAATTGGCAACAAATAGTAAACCGTTCTGCCTTGAGGATAAAACGTGGGTAATTATTTAGACATACAACAAATTTTTGACACCCGACTATCTACCTTGGATTCGTTGAACAGCACGAACCCTATTTTGTGGAAGCGGGAAAACGTGGACGCTAAATCGGAAGAAAGAGAAATTTACATCGAATCCATGTTGATTCCGGCAGAAACAGATTACCCGAATATTGGAATCAGTGGTTTTAAAGTATTGGCCGGGACATTTGCAATTCATGTTAAAGCTGTCAGGTACAGGGGGTGGGGAGGTTTTTCTTCCTTGGTGGATGAAATAATTGAACATTTTCCCCGAAACCTCGTATTGACTAATAGTGACCAAACAATTAATGTAAAGATATTGAAAACTTATCCAATGGGTGGATTTTATGATTCCGACGGACGATATACGATCCCGGTTCATATAAGATACGATTCGTATATTTGTTATTAACTAAGAAGGAGAATAAAAATGAACGATTGTGGAATAACAACAGCAAGAGGTAGCCGGTTAGCCGCAATATACGCTATGGAAGATTGTTGGTCTTCGCTACCCACTTCCCCTGTTCCGTATAATCTACGGGTTACGGGGTTTGGAGTACAGCTTTCCAAGGATTCTTTTCAGAGCGAAGAATTGAGGTCTGACAGGCAGATTGCCGACCTACGGCACGGCATGTTTTCAGTCGCGGGCGATATCCCGGTAGAACTTTCTGCCGGAGCCTTTGATGACCTGATTTCAAGCGTGATGTTCAATGATTGGTCCGGGGTGGATGACATCATTATCGGCACCGAAATGAAATCCTTTACCCTTCAGCGGGGGTTTACCGATGTCGGTCAGTATCATTGGTTCCCCGGTTGTGTAGTGAACTCGTGGAATCTTAGTGTAGAACCCAACGCCATTGTCACCAGTACGTTTAATATTATTGGTCAGACGATGGAAACCGGGGAAGCGCCCGAACTTACGGGCGCAAATGACAAAGCCACTAACGCACCGTTTGATTCTTTCTCCGGGTTTATCCGCGAGGGCGGAACCGGAACCGGGGATGAAATCGCGGTAGTGACCGGACTTGATTTAACTATCGAAAACAACATTGAAGCCCTTCAGGTGGTGGGATTGAATAAAGCCGCAGGACTTGCCGATGGTCGGGCAACTATTACCGGAACCCTCAATGCGTATTTTATTGATTCGGTGATGCTCAATAAGTTTCTGAATGAAACTGAATCCAGCCTGAACTTCCAATTGATGGATGACGTGGGTAATTATCTTGAATTTTATATTCCCCGTATTAAGTACAGCGGTGGTGATATATCTGTTGATTCTGAAGCCCCTGTCACAATGAGTATGCCTTTTCAGGCGCTTTTGCACTCTGGAGAAGGCACAACCATGAAAATAACCCGTAGTATCGTGTAGGTTACAAACGGCCCCCTGATTAAAGGGGGCCACAACACCTAAGACCTCAAGGAGGCACAATTATGACAGTAGACCTTTCTCAACTCGACACCAGTAAAACTTCGGAATCCGGAGTATGGATGGAAAT